TACTGTTAACTATGCTGACAATGAATTCCTACCTGTTGGACAATGGGTATGGGAAAACTTTGATAAGATCTCTGGTATATCTTTCTTACCCAAGTCAGATCATATCTATGCACAAGCTCCCTTTGAATCTATATCACTAGAAACTTACAATTCGTTTCCTGTTATAGATGTAGACTTTAATCATCTCTCTTTATACGAGAAGACAGACACAACAACATCATCTCACTCCTTAGCCTGTACTGCAGGAGCTTGTGAGATAATAGATTTAACAGGATAAATAATGGCACAAAAGAAAACAGCAGCTGAAACAACAACAGCTATTGCAAACTATAATACACAACTAACAGAACTAAATGCAAATCTTGCTGGTGTTCAGGGTGGTCTTTTAGATATGGCAAATGTAGGACAAGACTCCTATTTAGCTTCTACTGGAGAGACTGCTCTGACTAAGCAAGACTTACCTAACTTTGCGGATATCTATAATCCTCTCTATAAAAAAATGAAAGATATCAAATTCACTTTAGGTGAAGATGCTACAACAGCAAACGCTGATCAAGCATTCTATGTATTTAATGCAGAGACTGAAGCAAAGAGACAAACTGATGAACAGATTTCTGTTGTTGAAAAACAAAATGAAGCAGTTGATACACAACAACAAAATATTGCTGAGTTTGTAAAACAAAAAGGTGAATCACAAAAACTTGCTATTCAAGACCAATACATTCAATCAGTAATTAATAAATCTTCAACCCTAAGTAAAGGTTTTATTACTAGTGCTGATGCTGGGTTTGATATGAATGCATATAAAAAAGCTAAAGGTAAGAATAAAACTATTTCTTATGATGCGAATCGAAAGCCTATCTATAGTTATAAACTATCAGAAGAAGAAGCAGCACAAAGATTACAGATTGTAAAAGACACAGAAGCAATGCGGTTTAAATTAGACACTACTTTACAACAAAGGGAAAGTGCTAAATATGCAGCAACGCTTGAGGAACAACAAAAAACTTTAAATAAAGCTATTACCAAAGGTAATGAGTTTTTAACAAAAGTTACAAAGAAAGAAGCTGAAGCTGCAGCTAAGGCTGCAAAGAAAGAAGCTGAAGCTGCAGCTAAGGCTGTAAAGAAAGCAACTCAAGAGGCAGCTAAGGCTGTAAAGAAAGCAACTAAAAAGAAATGATTACTAACATTCAACAATCAAAGACTCGCTTAGCTCTATCTACCCCAATAGATCTACCTGAAGTTAAACAGTTAATCAAAGATCTGTATATTCAAATAGAAGAGTTAAGAAATGAAATCAGAAAAGTATCCGAGAATAGATCCAGACCTGATAAAAATTCTGGAAGAACTATACAAGCCCCTTGAATACGATGCTGACTGTGAAGAAAGCAAGTTTGCAAGACGATCTGCATATAGGGCAGGGCAAATAGAAGTCGTAAACAAATTAAAAGCTGTGCTAAAGCAACAGCAAGGAGGCAAGTAATATGGGTGGAAGCCCTAGTATTAGTGGTGGTATGACATATGATGAACAAAAGAAACTAATGGATGACGAACGCGCCTTCCAAAAGGAACAAGAAGAAGAGCGTAGAAAAGCAGCAGAAGATGCTGAGACTCGCCGTGTTGCTAGAGAAGCTATTGCTATGGCTAGAACCAAGGCAGACGAACAAGCAGAAGTCCAGACATCTACCGCTGCAGAACAAGAAGCAATTATGGAAGCTCAGTCACAAGCTGAAGCACAAGGTACTAACGGTATTCAAGGTGATAACGCCAAGGCATTAGATTTTTATTCCGCACTATACAATGGTGTATCTACATAAAGGAGTGTAAATGACAAACAATCTTGTTGAACGCTTCCGAATGTTAGATGCAATGCGAACATCTAAACTATACCGTGCTCGGCTATGTGCCGCACTAACTGTTCCAAGTCTTCTCCCACCTGCGGGTTGGACTGAAGAGATGGAACTACCACAGCCAACATCATCTGTTGGTGCAAGAGGTGTGACTTCATTAGCTAGTCGAATGCTATCAGCAATGATGCCTTTGAATGACACACCCTTTTTTAAATTTGGTCTTCGGTCTGGTGTAGAACCAACCGCAGAAATTGGACAGTATCTTGAGACTATGAGTTATCAAGTCTATCGCAAACTTATTGGTACTAACCTAAGAGAAACAATCTTTCAAACAATACAAAATTTAATTGTAGTTGGAGATTGTTTAGTACATGAGATGGATGACTTTAAGTTTAGAGTTACTCGTCTAGATAACTATGCTGTACAGCGTACTGTTGCTGGAGATGTCAATGAAATTATTCATATTGAATATGATCTTGTAGATCCAGAAGCAATTAGTCCTCACTTCTCTTTACCCGAATCCGCTAAGAGAGGTTACAAAAAAACATATTGTCAATATCTCAAGGAGGACAACCTATGGAAGTACAAAAAGGAAGACAGCGATGGGAACCTACTGACAAGCGGTGTCTACGAAGTATGTCCTGTGACGGTACTACGGTGGTACGGCATACCCGGAGAAAACTACGGGAGATCGCACTGCGAAGATATCCTAGGCGACCTATCAAGTCTTGATGGTTACACTAAGGCATTGCTTGATGGCATGGCAGCAGCCTCAGCCTTCTGGATGGGCATTGATCCATCCGGTATTACTGAGGTAGATGATGTTGCTGATGCACCCAATGGCTCATGGATCCCCGTGAGACAAGCAGATGTATTCGTGCTATCACCCTCACAGACAATGAACCCACAAATCTCAGCCGCTCAGACCGCTGTTGAAACTATGCGTAGAGAAATTGGTCAGGCATTCTTAATGTCTGCCTCCTCACTACCAAGTGGTGACCGCGTGACTGCTACGGCTGTTCGTATGATTGGTTCTGAACTTGAGACAGTCTTGGGTGGCGCATTCAGTGCTATCGCTAGAGATCTTATGGAACCAATTGTTAGACGATCTATATTTTTAATGATTGAAAGCGAAGAACTTGATACAAGAATGTATGAACAATTCTTTGATGCTGAAGGTGTATTAACCATTGAAGTAATTACTGGTCTTCAAGCCTTAAGTCGTGATACTGATTTGCAAAAGCTTATGCAGATGGGCGAGATGGTTCGCAATCTACCTGAGCAAGCAGCCGCTGCATTTAAATGGGAAGAGTATGCTAGAGCATTGATTACTTCTCTTGGCTTTGATGCCCGTAATTGGGTACGCTCAGCTGAAGATATTCAACAAGAGCAGATGATGATGCAACAGCAACAGGCTCAGCAGCAGATGACTCAGGCTTCCACACAGGCAACTGCTGGAGCAATGGGTAACATCATGGCACAGGCAGGACAACAGGATCTTGCACAAAATGGTGGACAAGGTATCATGAATGTTCTACAGAACTCAGGTGCTGACATGTCTGCATTTACAGGAGGACAACCTAATGGCTAAGAAAGTTAATAAAGCTAGCATGTCTTGTAACAAACCTACTAAGTCTCCTAACCCGAATAAGAAACGGGTAGTAAAGGCTTGTGCTAATGGGCAAGAGAAGATCATTCATTATGGGGCAGCAGGTTATGGTAACAACTATAGTCCTGAAGCTCGTAAGTCTTTCAAGGCTAGACATAAGTGTGATTCAGCAAGCAATAAACTCACTGCTAAATACTGGGCATGCAAAGACCTATGGGGTGGACCCGGTAAGTCTAAGACATCATGCCCCAAAAATAGAAAATGTAAGTAATGAGTTCAAGCCAAGCATTACAACAACAGCAATTATTTAATAAAAAAATAGAAACCCTCTTACAGTTACACACACATCCATTATCAAGTTTGACTCAAAGTGGAGCTACTTTAAACCAAGTACCTCAGTGGAATGGAAGCGCATGGGCAGCAGCAACTGTAGCAAGCGCAGGAATAATTGATGGTGGCTTTCCTAGTGATAACTATAGTAATATAACAACTATAGATGGAGGTACACCTTAATGGCATCTAAGATTCAAATAAGGCGTGGTACTGCTGCACAATGGACTGCTGCTAATCCAATTTTAATTATTGGAGAATTAGGATTTGAAACTGATACAAACCTTATTAAGGCTGGAGATGGTACTACAGCATGGGCATCTCTTTCTTACTATACAGGAATTCCAGGACCGACAGGTGTTACAGGACCTCCGGGTGCAACAGGACCTACAGGTCCTGCAGGTGCAGCAAGTACTGTTGCAGGACCTACGGGTCCAGCTGGTACAACAGCTGCAGCAAGTCTTACAGGTACAACCCTTGCATCTAATGTTGTTTCATCTAGTTTAACAACACTTGGAACTCTTACTAATCTGACTGTCTCTAATACTATTGCAGGAAACACAAGCACTGCTTCACAGTTACTGACTACAAGAACAATAAGTCTTGGAGGCGAGGCAACTGGCAATGCAAATTTTGATGGCTCAAATAATGTTACGATAACTACAACTATCCCACTACTTGATGGTGGAAATTACTAAGGAAAATTAAGGAAAATTATGGCAAACACAATTAGAATTAAGCGAAGTACAGGAAACGCCGCACCAACCTCACTTGCAAATGCAGAGCTGGCGTACACAGAAGGAACAGATATTCTTTACTACGGAGAAGGCACTGGTGGGGCAGGAGGAACTGCTACTACTGTTCTTCCAATCGGAGGACTTGGTGCTTTTGTTTCTCTTGGAAGTACTGCACAAACTATTGCAGGTGTTAAAACATTCACTGGTGGTGTTGTACTTGGAACTCCCGGATCTGGCACCCTGACTAATTGTACTAGTCTGCCATTAACTACAGGTGTAACTGGTGTTCTGGGTGTTGCAAATGGTGGTACTGGATTTAGTACACTTGCGGCTACAGGCTTTGCTCTCAAGGGAGCTAATTCCGACATCACATCTATTACTGGTTTAACAACTCCACTGACTGTAGCGCAGGGCGGTACCGGGTCGGCTTCTGGAGTAAGTTTAGCAACAAGTGTAAGTGGAATTCTTCCTGTTGCAAACGGTGGAACAGGAACATCTTCTGGCGTAGCTTTAGGAACAAGTGTAAGTGGTATTCTGCCTATTGCAAATGGTGGTACGGGATTCAGTTCGCTTGCTTCTTCAGGCTTGGCTCTTAAAGGTGCAAACTCCGACATTACATCTATTACTGGTTTAACAACCCCACTGGCTGTATCACAAGGTGGTACAGGATCGTCTTCTGGAGTAAGTTTAGCAACAAGTGTAAGCGGTATTCTTCCTGTTGGTAGCGGAGGTACTGGATTTAGTACACTTGCTTCGGCAGGTATTGCTTTGCGTGGAGCAAACTCCGACATTACATCTATTACTGGTTTAACAACTCCACTAACTGTAGCGCAAGGTGGTATTGGAGCCAATAGTTTTGCTTCGGCAGGTATTGCCTCGCGGGGTGCAAACACTGACATTACATCCCTTGGTGGTTTGACAACTGCACTGACGGTTGGACAGGGCGGTACGGGCGTTACTACCAGTACCGGAACTGGCTCGGCTGTTCTTTCAGCAAGTCCAACATTCACAGGAACAATTGGCTGTGATATTATTTCATCTACAGGAAATGTTACTATTGGCGGCAACCTAGTAGTCAACGGCACTACTACTACAGTTAATGCAACCACAACGACTCTTGATGACCCCATCATTACTCTTGGTGGTGACACCGCTCCTGCATCAGATGATAGCAAGGATCGCGGAGTAGAATTTAGGTGGCACAATGGAGCTTCGGCAAAGGTTGGCTTCTTTGGATTTGACGATTCAACTGGATATCTAACCTTTATCCCAGACGCAACCAATACAACCGAAGTTTTCTCTGGCACTAAGGGTGACATCGAAGCGACTAATTTCCGTGGTGCTTTGATTGGTAATGCAAGTACAGTTACAAATGGTTTATACACAGACAGCACCATTGACGGTGGTTCTTATTAAGGTAACTAATGGCAAATATAATTCAGCTTAAAAGAAGCGCAACAGCATCATCTATACCAGCGGCGGGATCATTATCGTTGGGCGAGTTAGCTATCAACACCGCAGATGGCAAGGTCTACTTGAAGAAGGGCAATGGCTCTGTTGTTGAAGTCAGCAGTAACAACACCCACACGCATTCTGCTGCTGATATTACAAGTGGAACTTTAGGCAATGCTTATACAACGGCTACAGATGCTGACACAGCAAGCACGATTGTTCAACGAGATTCTATAAAAGGATTCGCGTGTACAAAAATAACTGGCGGCAGTTCAGGACTCACGCTTGCGGGATCAGTGACCGTTGTTGATTCCAAGGTCTACGCCGCAGGAACACTGCGATCTATATATGTAGATCCGGCTCAAGGAAACATTCAGACTGTTACTGGATCCGCAACTGGAACGCAAAACGCTTATGCGTATAATTATAATGGCGCGAGTGGTCGAGCCACTACCGTTATTTTTGTGAATGGTGGGTTAATGAACGGCTCGACAGGTTCATGGCATCCCGACATTCTTTTCCCCGGAGGCGTAGATCCAACTCTGTCAAATAGCGGTGTTGATGTAATTACCTTTATTAATGACGGCACTAGAACTCTTGGCTTTGTCGGCGGTTTGGCATTCGCATGATTGGTGCCGCTTACATCGGAAGTCAACGAGCAAACTCGCGCCTTCTGCTAGGAACTACACTTTTTACTAACAATTTAGATAATGTGTACACGGTTCCAGCAGGAACGGTTTATATCGAAGTGGATATGTACGGCGGCGGTGGCGGTGGTCAAAATGGTTTTTATCAACCTGCTGGCGGCGGCAGAGGAGGACAACCAGCAGTTATATCGGGTGGCGGTGGCGGTGGTGGTGGTGCTAGATGCCGACATCGCTATTCAAGCAACCTCGCGTCTGGAGATTTAATTTACTTCAATATTTCAAACGGAGGTGCGGTGACCGCAAACGCGGCGGGTACGTCCCTCAATTCCCATCTTCGGGGTGTAACGACCATTTTAAATTTTTCCCCTGCACCCGTAGCAGGAGGTGGTTTTGGTGGGGGGAGTGGTACTGGTGCCGGTGGTGGAAGTGCCACAAACGGAAACTTGTCAAACCAAAATGGAAATAATGGGGTTGGTGGTACTTCTTCTGCTACTGTCGCTCAGGACGGTAAAGATGGAGGAAACCCTGCTAGCGGAGGTGGAACAACAAAAGGATTGGGTGGACTTCACGCTACCAACACTCCTCCGACAGCGGGTACACAACCGGGTGGTGGCGGTGGTGGCGGCTATGCAAAATCCGGAGCGTCATATGGAGGTGCAGTTGGCGGCAAAGGACAACTTGAAATGAAAGCATACGGATAAAACATGGCAAAGACAACATACAAATGTAATTGTGGTAAGACTACTACATGCACGGGTAAGGACGCTGCAAAGATAGTGTACCCAAAGAAAGATAAAAAATAATGATTCATACACACACAATGTCTCAAACAAAACAAGCAAGAGAGGATATGTTTGTTGGAATAACTACTGACAACATTAATTCCACAACGGCTTATAACGAACACACGACACTAACCTCTATGGCAAGTGATGCCACAAGTTTAATTATTCCCTCAGGTTCCTATACACATGTGCGTATTCATCCTTTACTGCTCAGCTTCGCAACTAGTGCTGGCTTTCGAGTAACAGGTTGGTCGAAACTAGGTAATAATTACTATCCAACACTGTTGTTTGTAGGTTCAATTGCGGGAGTTCAGGCTTCTACAATGATTACTAACAACTCTGTTGCCCTTAAAGGTGTACATGGTATCACAGCAACCGCTGGCATGGGTGCAAACACATTAATTAATAACGCTGCTGTGCTGTCGGTAGCATCAATAGTTGTTCCAGTGTTTGGATGTTCCCATGTTGAGGTTGATTTTATCTCAGCTACAGCCACAGCAGCATACGCTAACATCTTGTACAATTATTGCTCTATTGGTTAATCTATAACTCTATAGCCTAACACAATTATTTATAAGAAAGGAATACTATGAAGAAGAAACCAGCTAAGAAGATGATGATGGATAAGAAGATGGACAAGAAGATGGCAGTTAAGAAAGCCGCTTCCAAGAAGAAGCCTTATTAAATTTAACGAAAGATACACAATATGAATGAAGAGACTCCCGATATGATGGAACAATCCTCCGAGACTCCAGTCATGTCTTCGGAACAATCTCTTACATCGACTCCAGAGGATGCTCAGCTTGTTCGTGAGAAAGTAGCCTTTGATGCTTATGTAAGAAACCAAGGTATGGCTGTCCCTGAAAACTTCAAGGATGCCGGAGCTTGGTTTGAGAGTTTAAAGACTGCTCAAAAAGGATACACTCAGTCACGACAAGAAGTTGCAGACCTGAAGAAGAAGTATGAAGCAACCCCGTCAACTACTAATCCAGTTACGGGACAACCTGTGGTAGAACCTGTGAAGGAAGTAATTCCTTTGTTACCAGAGGTCTTAAAGATTCCAGAGAACAAGGTTGAAGAGGTAGCCAAGGTAGAAAATATCCCGGCATCCTCAGATGATTGGAAGCAGTGGACCATTGAGTTCACCGCCAACAATGATCTTTCGGCTGAGACATTGGAAGTCATTAAGAAGAAGACTGGTCTTCCTGATTATGTTGTTAATGAATATATGCAGGGACAGAAGGCTAAGATTGAGATGGCTTATACTAAGGCATCTGAGTTAGTTGGTGGTCGGGAAGAGTTGAGTAAACTCTTTGTCTGGGCTAGCAAGAACCTCAGTGCTGCAGAACAAGCTTCAGTCAATCAGAACCTAGCATCAGCATCTTGGGATGTA